ACATTGGAGTAACTGCACCATAATCAGCGGCATCAAGCGTAATAGATACATAAGGCAATATGACATCGGTAATAATTGAAGCAATAGATGCATCAGATAATCCTGAAACTTTTACATCGTCTAAACTTAATGTGTCAGGATATAGAGGACCAGGAGAAGAACCATTCACTGGTACTAATTGATTTGCTACATCAGATAAGTTAATTGTTAATTGAGGTTGAGCTACACCGTTAATTGGTGGCCTGACTGTTGTAACTGCAACATTAGCATCAAATCCGTCTACAGCAGATGCCGGGTCAAGCTTAATACCTATCGAAGATAAATTTTGTCCGATAACTTTACCGGTGTTACCGTTAGCATCTTGTAATGTTTCACCTATAACAAATTCTTGATTAAAACCATTCTCACTGTTATCAAGAATGATAGATTGGTCTGAAACAAGTAATCTTGTATTGTCAATCGTATACCCATAACCGCCATCTACTAAATCATATTTAATTTGGCCTGAAGCCGTATCAGTAACTGCTGTGACAATTGCTTTACCTGCATTACCATCTTTCTGAAGTACATTAAGAACTTCACCAATTTTTCTACCTGCGAGATTCTTTCTTTTTGCTCCTACATCTGATCTATCAACAATAGTAAACTTCGAAAGAGATCCGTTTGTTTTACCAAACTGTACTACTTCTCCGTCTACTTTACAAAGAATATCTTCATACTTATTAAACGTACCTTGAATACCATCAAGATATATGACAGGTGTTTTAATACCATTTAGAATAAAGAAGTTAATAGATCTTACAGATGCCTTTGCACCAGTTACCGAACCTTCAATGTTACGAGCTAATAAATCAATATACGCATATTCCTTTCCGGTTTTCGAGGTAAAGAAGTTATTGTTTGGAAACATTTGTAGATATGTACCTTGCTTCCATTCAGAGTCAGATACCTTTTGCATTTTTTCTGCGGGGTATAAAATTTCAATTTCAGACTCTTGATAAAATATAGCAAAGAATAACTCAATACCTCGAGCAGTACCTTTCGCCTGATATAAGTCAAGTATATTCTTAACAATAAATTTAACAAGATCTGCTTTAAGCGGAAGATCGGCAAGAAACTTTTTCTTAAAGAGAATAATCATACTATCCATTGTAGTATCAATATCTCTCGTTTCAAATAAACGTCTTGCTTGATAAATATGCTGATTCTGTTGAGTTTCAGACCACTTATAATATTCTTCGACTAATTTAACAAGCTCAGGTCCATCTTCCCTGTAAATAGCGGGGAACTGATTCTTAATGAAAAGCGATATAGTTTTTTCGATTTCACCCTGAGGCATTATTTTTCTCTCTTATTAATAACTTGTTGACTTAACAGATACAGGGACTATGAATTCTTCCAAATCCATTACTACCTTAACGTCTGTATCTCTTAATATAAACACCCGACCTTTTGGTGCAACAACATCGTTATCTATAGTTTTAGCAGATACTTTAATTGCACTGCCAGTGAATGCTTCTACCTTAAAGTTTGTTAGTTTCACTTCACCTTTATCATAATCAATCGTACCTGCAGTTGGATTAATAATCTGTGGATTCGTTGCTTCGTCAGTGATGATCATAATATTACCTAACCCATCATCTTGGAAGAATACACAAGTACCATTTATATCAAAAGGCGTTGATTTAACAGCAGGTTTAAAGTTTTTGAAACCATTCGCCGCATTGTAAACATAAGGTCTTACTAACGGTGTTTCAAATCTGAACGTTGGATTTGTATTAAAATTAAGTGGTGGTGAATATTCAATAACTGGCAATACTGTAATTTCACTACTTAATATACCTGTATCTAATCCATCAATAATACCTGATAGTCTAGATCGTCTTAAAGTTTTATCAAATCCTTCAAGGTTATCATCAGAATATTTTTGAATCGCTGCTCTTACTAACGTTTCTAATTCTGCTTCACCTTTTTCTGTATTCTTTTTAGTGTAATTTACAATCACTTCCATGTCGCCATAAACAAACTCAGTCTGTTTAAAGATTGGTTCAATACCTAACGGAGCTCTTTCTTTCAAATAAGCTAAATAAGAATTGGATAATGTTGAAGATATGATTTGTGTATCATCATTTAGATAAACAGCAACAGCAACTCGACCAAATTGAGGTGGATCTAACTGTTCTCCACCATAAGCAGAGACTGCGGATATCTCAGGGAATGCTTGTTGTAATAGTATTTCATAATCTTTTGCTGTTACTGCTCTTTCTTGTACTTGTAAAGCTTTAGGAGCAAAATATCGAATAGATTCCATTGACTCTCTTTCGGCGCCACCTGCAGCAGCAGCTAATGTATAAGCAGAAACTGTTGCGTTTTCGATAAAGGATGCTGAGAACGCGCTGTCTTTACCTGCGCCGTTAGGCTCAACACCTGAACATATTCTATATCGTACTCTTACATCTTCAAATTCTTGAGGTTGTAAACCAAATTGATTCTTACCAAAGTAAATAGAATACTTATCATCAAGATATGGTTCAAGATAGAATACTTTATCTGTAGGATTTACACCGTAAATTGTATTCGCTCTTGTAAATACATTCGCATCATCAGTTGCTTCTGCATCGACAAAGACAACGATTGAATCTGTATCTACTTCATTGTTTGCAAGGAATACTCTAAGTATGCCGTCTGCATCGACAATAAATCCTTCTTTTTGGAAACTTGCTAACATTTCACCTTCATAAACATCAACACTTGCAGCAACAAATGAACCTGTGCTAAACGCGACTCCAGTTAGAGGATTGATGTCAGTCGATAATACTTTTCTGGCTGTATATACTTTATCTGTTACGAATGAAAAACTTTCACCTTGGTGATTAACTTTAAATTGAGAATATTTTGGAATTGTAATTGTTGCGTCTTCGCGTGAAGCATCTTCGATAACAATATATAGTGTCGCCTTAGCAGACTTACGCGAACGAGGTATATAGTTTAATTCTTTTGCATGAGAAACGATTGAGTTCTTAAGGACGGCAGAGTCAAGAAACATTTCGTTAAGTGCCATGTTTGTATAGAAGTTATTCTGATAACTATTAAACGCAAGAACATCTAACAAGACACTCATGTTTGAGCCATCAAAGTTATAATCCTTGAATTGCGTTTGTGTTTCTAAATAACTCCTAAGTTGACTTTTTATTGCGTCGAAGTCAAGTTCGGTAATTGGTGTTTTTGGATTCGCCATCTCTATCTGTTCCTTTGTAATATAACGTCTAACTGTATTGGCTGTTCAACCTGCCTAATATAAAAAGTAATCCCAACGTAGACTTCTCCATCGTCAGGCTTTGAACTTACCGCGACATTAATTAATTGAGCTCTCGGTTCATAGGTCTGAATTGTTGATGTTACTCTATCTTCTATTAATTTTAATGTACCGGGTGTTAAATTTTCAAATAACATTGCTCTGATATTGCCACCCATATAAGGTTGCATTAATCTTTCACCACGATCTGTTAATATTAAATTTTTGATTGATTCTTTAACTGCTTCCTCATCTTTTAGAAGCACCACATCTTTTGAAACTGGACTCACAAGCAGATCTTTACGAAAATCAGAGTTAAGACTAATTTTTTTCTTTACTGGTGAAATGTAATCTGCTATTGACATTATAGTATTTCTCTTATATCTAAATGAATCTTATTTAATTCTGGGTAATCTTTAACATATTTAAATCCGCCTTTTAGCGCATTTTGAATAAAGGCTTCAGGATCTGCCATATCTCTTTTAACATCAATAACCAAACCACTCAAGTGTGAATTGTCTTCAGGTCCGTCTACTTTTGTGTTATAAGCTTTACTTACCCAGCCTTCTGTTATCGTTAAAGGCTTTTCCGCATTCGTTAATTTCTGTAATCTTTCAAGGTATACTTTAACATCGAGATCAACTCTTGTCCAGGCGTATATACCGATACCTTCTTTTTCATCAAACGAATCTCCTTCAACTCTGAATACGTCTGACGATCCATTAAATACATTACCGCATCTTGGAAGGTTTTTATAGTCCGCAGCAGTAATAGGTTTAACATTCTGCGGTATTTTACCCGTATCAGTCTTTTCATTACCGCCAGGAGAAGTCCATCTACCTTGTAATCTATTTATTACCTCTTTCCTAGTTGATGGAGAATACCTTATAGCACCTGCTCTGATAGCAGACGACTCATTGATTCTTGAGATGTTTTTAAGGCGATCTACGATTGTACTGTATCGCCTTGTATAATCATCAAGGGGTTTATTAATGTCCCTTATCAACGATTCTATTGACCCTGCGAGTGCACAGATCCTAGCTACAATGTATTGAATCTCTTCGATACCGGGCGATTCAAATGCAGCAACTGCGTAATCAATTAAACCTTTTATCTTATCTTTAATACCTTTCTTATTCTCTTCGGTAAAGAACGCACACATCTGTTCTCTTGTTGTCATAATACCCTTTACAACTTTTGCATTCACAAATGTTTCTGCATCAGCAACTAAAGCACCTGGGTCAAAGTTATTAATCATATCTTGTACTTCTTGAAAGACTTTATCAATTACTTCAGTAATCTTATCTTTAATTGCTTTAATTAATTTTTTGATTAGTTCTTGAACTGTAAGATCTTTAATACCATCATAACCTCTTTGAACTTTGTTAACCAATTCTAATGCATCAGCTATGATACCATCAACCACTCCAATTAAATCAAAGAACGCATCCACTGATAAAAAGAATTTATCAAAGGCATCACAAAATCCACCTAAGATAGAAGTATTGAAATCATTCTTATAATATGCATCAAGGTTTCTTGCTAGCTTAGGCGTATTACTATCATTAATTAAATTGGCTGGTGTATAGTTATACGTTTGCATGAAATCTGCAGTTTCAAGATTTGATATATCACCACGTTGCCATCTATTAGATAAATCAGGATAACTACTTAAATCACCTATTTGTTGTCTAAGCAAACCATTTAAATAACCGGTCGCATCGTATATCTTACTACCGTATTTGTTAACTGCTCTGCTTAACGGATTTGTTTCTGCATCTTGTAGTATACTATTCGCAATCTCTTGAGTCACAAGATCAATTTGTCCAAGAGTATATCTTCCTGCACCATCAATAGCTGGAATTTTACTAATTAATAAAGTATTCTGAGTTACTTGATCGTTGCCGTCTACGCACGCATCAACCATTATCTACGCCCTCTTCTTGTTAGAGATTTCGTTTGATCTTTCGCCGAATCATCTAATGCTGAAATATATCCACCAGAATATCCCATCGCAAAATAACCACGAGGAACAATCGATGTTGACTTCTTAGGTGGTTCAGGCATCTTGGCTAAAGTCATTCCCCATGCTCCTAAACCAAGTGGTAAGAAGTCAGCAATAATTGCGGCAAACGCATTCACAGGATTTAATACCTGAGTAATAAACTCTGCACTATTACCTGTAGGATACGCCCAACCTGAAGTAAGTCCTGGTAAAGGAGCAACAATAGGTGCAGAAACAGCAGGAGGTA